GCTGACAATGTCCTCGATGATGTAATATCCCCCTGACTTAACGTTGGGCCCAAAAATGTCAAGTGTCTGCAGCTGGTGTGTCGGAAGGTGTGATGCGTCGTCAATCACCACGTCCCACTCACCACCAAGCTCCTCAAGAGCCTTGCGCTGAGTCGCGTCGACCACGTGGTAATTCTTCACTTCGTACTTGAGCCACTCGGGGTGGATATCAGCCCCGTGAATCTGCTTGTCTGGGTGTGTGAAGTACTCGTCCCAAGCACGCAGCGAAGCACCTGTCATCACACCAATCTCGAGCATGCGCAGAGGCGTGTCACGCAGAGGCCCCAGTGTCTGCTCATACACTGACAGGTAGCTGTGGTTTGTGTCTTTGTCGGTACCGTCACCCGAACCGGCATCGGTCGAAGCATACTTGGCAAAGATGGACTCCATTACTACTTAAAACTTTAAACATATCCTTAACTAAATAAGATGCTTGTCATGGCCGAAGACATGACTCAGGATGACCTCCGTGAGTTTGGATGGGACGATGAATCCATCCACAGTGGTCTGATTGCTGATGCCTGTTTTTTTGTATTCTTCAAAGATGACGAAATCCCTTACGACTTTATGCGCCATTTCAAGGGGTCGTATGAAAAGAAGCGTGACGTCACCTTCAGGGGTGTCGAGTACGGCTCAGCCCTGTGTGCCTGGTGCAACTGACCCGAGTGCGCGAATCTGTGCCACGGTCAGGTTACCGTACTGCGCATGGTACTTCATGAGTACGGCAATCTTTTCACGTATCGCATTACCATTAGGCGAATATTGAGCATCTTGTAAGCCGTTCGCAATTAGATTGATAAGAGTCATATCGACACAATCCGTGAAAACCAGCGCGTCGACGAGTTCCTTCATTGTTTTATACTGTCTGCCAAATCTTAAGTGTACCATCCTCGTTGAAATCTGGGTGCAGTGAATCTTGTCGACCCAACCCGTAAATTTCTATCTTGCCATTTCTTCTAAACACATATCCTCTTTGTTCCCACGTAGGACCGTCACAACGAAATGACCAGCAATATGCATGACCATTTTCGTAATGGAACACAGCCAAACGTATATCACGGTCGAATATAATTTTTACATTAGCATATCCGAAGAATCTTTTAGGGAAATCAAATTTAACTGGCTGCAACTTCCGAGGCTGGAAACCCATCGCACGCCTCGTATCTATGTCTGCGTGGTGTGCGATGCGCTCGATGATACCCAACATAGAAGGGAGTGTTTCCGTTTCTTAAAATAAATTATTTTATATAATTAATGGCTGTCAGTGCGAACAATACACCCCTCCGCGAGATTGGTGTAAAGTTTTTCTTATTTTTATTGTTTGCCATGTGGTTCTATTTCGGAATCGTTTCCCCAATAATGAAATTTGCATCTAAAGATAAGAATGTCTCCAAGGTGGGGGCAGGTTTCCAGTTGGTAGCTGTAGGCGTAGTACCACTAGGAATAGCCGGGTATATGTACAGTCAGATGAATGCGTACTAGTCCCTAACTAGAATCTGCTGGAGTTCCTCCTCGACCATCTCCTCTTCGTAGATATGGAGCCAGTACAGTTTACGACGCAGGAGAATGCGGGCCTCTCCCCAGTCTAGCCAGCGCAACACCGCCTTTTGCTCTCTGCGCGTATCGATACCGAGCTGGTCACGCTGGGCCTGTACATACGGCCACGTCACATCACGCAACTCCTTCAGTTGGGCCTCCACATTGTCCAGTCGTGGTAGGATGTTCTCCCGAATGAGCAGGTGAATCTCTTCCATTGTGAATTATTCTTTTTATTTTTTTAACACGCGGAAGCGAATCTGCAATTCGCAAAAAGTCAGTTTAAAAATATAACTAACATAGAGTATGGAGGGATGGATAGCACTGACGCGCACTTCGACCCTCGGTGCATCGCCACGTAAGGTGACTCTCTCGAAACGCGATTATGTCGTGTGGCGTAATAACAACAACGAGGTTCAAATTACATCGGACGCGTGTCGGCACCGCGGCGCGTCGCTTTCAGGAGGGAAGGTTCTTCAGGACGGTTACCTCGAGTGTCCTTACCACGGATGGAAGTACTCGGAGAATAAGCTGTGTAAGCCGTGGGTCAAGGATTGTACGGATATGCTTCAAATCGACTTTGATAAAAAGGATCAAAGCGGACTCTTATGGATTCGCCCCAAAGGACTTGTCGGTCCAGATCCACCCGAGGTTCCGCACATGACCGAGCCTGGATTCAGCACCATGTGGTTTGAGACGACCATCAAGCAGTCTGCTCAGATGATTATCGAGAATGGAATCGACCCGTGTCACGCCTCGTGGGTTCACGCGAATCCCCTTGGTTTCGGGACAGCTGGTGAGAAACCGACAAACGTCGTACACAAGGGTCACATGATTGAGTTCGACTACGTGCCGAACCGTGAAGCCCTATCGACCAAACTGTTCGGTCTGAGCACGACGCACAACTTCCACACGTTTGTTCTTCCGTACACGACGTGGAGTGACGTGATGGTACGCGGTGACAATGTACTGATGACGTACGTAACTCTGTGCCCGATCGACGAATTCACGACTAAAATGTTTGTCGGGTTCAGTCAGAACTTTGGCGTCCCCTCGGCACTCTTCGTACTCATGGGGAAGGCTATCGTCGAACAGGACCGTGCTATCCTTGAGAATTTAGATTCGAGCTTTCGGTTCAAGGGTATGAACGGAGAGCACGACGAACTGGTGGTGGCGTACCGCGAAGCACTCCACAATAGTATTTTCAAATAACTGCGATTCGCAAAAATTATTTTTTTAAGTTTCCACCATAATGGACAAGTGCCATGGCGACCAGTGCCAGAACAATACCAAAGTACTGAACCCAGTGGTCGAACCTTTCGTTCAAGTAAAAGTAGGCGACCAGCGACCCGAGGATGGTAATCATCGCCTCCCACATGATGGAGATGTACATGAGCCCGCCGCCCATCAGGCTCTTTATCAGAAAAAAGACGACACCGATGTATCCAAGTATACCACCCATGAGATGACTGTGGCGATTCGACTGTGTGAACAGCTTAAGATTTGTGTTGGCGTAAATCTCAGCACAGCTCATCATAAATACATGACCCAAGCTCATGGCTTACTACTTATCTTAAAGTTTTTTTTGGCAGATGGGCCAGCTAAAGTTATAAACTTAATTCGTATTAATGAAGGCTGCATTTATTACTGGAGTTACTGGGCAGGATGGCTCATATCTCGCGGAACTTCTCCTGTCGAACGACTATGACGTGTACGGCCTGGCACGGTACTGCTCGGAGAAGAAGCACGAGCGCCTCGAGCACATCAAGTCCAACCCCAAGTTTCACATGGTAGAAGGCGACCTGACTGACACTGCTCGTCTCTCCACAATCATAAAGTCTTTTGCGTGGCAGTACGATATTACAGAGGTGTACAACCTGGGCGCACAGTCACACGTCAAGGTGTCGTTCGACCAGCCAGAGTACACTGCGAATGTGGATGCGATTGGAACGCTACGTCTGCTCGAGGCTATTCGTAACACGGACCAGCCGAACAGGTACCGGTTCTACCAGGCGGGAACCTCTGAGATGTTTGGCAAGGTACAAACCATCCCGCAGAACGAGGATACGCCCTTCTACCCGCGCAGCCCGTACGGCGTCTCCAAGCTGTTTGGGTACTGGGTAACCAAAAACTACCGCGAGTCGTACGGCATGTACGCGTGTACTGGCATTCTGTTCAACCACGAGTCGGAGCGGCGCGGGGTCGATTTCGTGACGCGCAAGATTACACTCGGTCTGGCCAAGTGGCTGAAGAACGGAACGCCGGTCGAGCTGGGCAATCTGGATGCGAAGCGCGACTGGGGACACGCCGCTGACTATGTCACGGCGATGTGGCTGATGCTGCAGCAGAAAGAGCCGGAGGACCTGGTGATTGCTACGGGCGAGATGCACTCAATCCGCGAGTTTATCGATACTGCCTGTGCGCACATGGGACGAAAGGTGACATGGGAAGGACAAGGTGTGGATGAAACCGGTAAGGACTCTATTACAAGTGATATTATCATCAAGGTGAACCCGGACTACTTCAGACCGGCGGAGGTGGACCTGTTGGTCGGCGACTCTTCACGGGCTCGCCAGAAGCTCGGATGGGTGCCGCAAGTCACCTTCGAGCAGCTTGTTCAGCGAATGGTTGACGGTGACAAGGACTCCGCCCGCTAGCACCTTCTGGATACCGCCAGCGAATAGGTCGCTCGTGGCGCGCAGCGTGGTGCACATAGGGCTGCCACGCGTAAACATAGACCAGAACATACCGCGCGAGCAGTGCTGGTAGTGGAAGTACTCTGACATGTACTGAACCAGGTGCACGGCAGCCATGGCGAGCGCGAACTTGGCGTACGGGTGGAAATGCATCTTGTTTTTGGTTTGAAACTCACTCCGCTCAGGGTGCACTGGAGGGAACATCCCTCATTTTCTTGTAGAAGTACCTAATATGTCTCCTATTCCCGCGAAATAAATGAACTCCAGTAGACTCCATGCTGTGTATTTAAATTGACATTATTCAAAAATGCGTTGATGCTAGCGTTGTTCATGTTAACTTCCTTAACATGTATTGGTTTTGCAATTCGACCGCGAGTTGAATGATTGAACCAGATTTCAGTCTTTGAGGCGTTGTTCAATTTGGCGCGCCACACATAACGCGCTCTTGGCCGAGGTACCGGCATATACCATTTGTCACTATTTTAATTTTAGAAGAGGCGTCATTTTTTTACCGAGGAGTACCTAAATTAACTAGTGAACGCGCTGTATTCATAGGTACACTCATATTGTAAAGAGTGTGCGATGGTAATTCAACTCTTTCGACACCCGGGTTATTTCTAAACCATTGCCATATCTGTGCTTTACTTCCATACTCTAAATTTTCTTTATGTTTTATTATACTTCTTATAGCATAATCCTTTGTTGTAAATTCTGGAGTATAGTAATACCTGTTTTCATCGGCCCGCCATATAGCATGATATCTGTTGTTAGGAGTTCTGAATACTTCTACATGACCTTTTTCTATATTGCGTGACATATATAAAAAAGAAAATATAATAATTTGTAATGAGCGATTGGCTGTTTGTCGGTCCGCAGACACTGTCGGGTATCGGTCAGGTGACTGCTCGGTATGCGCGTCTCATGGGTGGTGAGTTTGTTGTGGCTGGCGACCCGCCCAAAAAGGCCCATTACAGTCGTGGATTCATTTTTGTTTTGCCTCTTCAACATTTTATAAATATATGTCCCCATTACGCAAAGTTATGCGACTCGATGATGTACATGACAATCTGCGAGACTGATACGGTCCACGAGGACTATGGCAAACTCGGTGCCCTGTCCAAGACGCTCTACACCCCTTCTGAATTTTGTAAAAATGTTTTTGAAAAACAGTTTCCAGAGCTGACGTTCAAGGTGGTGCACTTGTGGGCAGACCCGGAGCCGCTGCCGCGCGAGCCCATCTTTGGTCTGATTCATACAGATGCTTTTACATTCTATACAATCGGTAATGTGCTCGACCCGCGCAAGAACTTTCGGATGCTCATGGAGGCTTTTGTCAGGTGTGAGTTTCCCCCCGGTTCGGCGCGCATTCTGGTCAAGGCGACGTGCAAAGCGCCCATTAATACCCCGGCGCCATTCGTGACTGTCATTAATGACCTGCTCACGAATGGACAGATGGAGGCTGTGCACGAGGCTGGCGACTGCTATGTCAACTGCTCGCACTCCGAGGGTGTCGGAATGGGGGCGGTGGAGGCGGCCCTGCGGTCCAAGCCGGTCATTATCACGGACTATGGAGGGCTGAAGGAGTATGTGCGGACACCCTACGTGGTCAGGTGCACACCCTGCCCTGTTGGCATGGATGACTTTCTGTTCCGCAAGGAGATGACGTGGGGACAACCCGACCTGCACGAGCTCATCCTGTTTATGCAGCACGCTTATGAGCACCGAGCGACACCCTACTTGGCCGAAAAGGGCTTCACAGCCGGGCTGGTGGCTGCCGTTCCCTCCGAGTTCAGCCAGTAGTGACTGCCGTAAATGACAAGCGCGAGGACAATAGACGACTGGAGCAAAAACGACTGCTGCGAATTCAAAAACAACATAACATCATCTATCGGCTTGACGCCTGTCGGCTTTTTAAAGACCTTGGGAAGGACAACTATAAGTAGAGCGTTGAGGACTAGAGCTATCCAGACATAGTTCCAATCCATCTCCATTACTACTTGTCAAGATTATCTTGTGACGAGAAAGGTTGACTAGTTACACATTCACTTGGGTGCGTGCCGCCGGCAAAAGTCCCCGCAGGTGGCCGTGAGGCCGCAGACATTGCCTGCAAGTGTGAAAGCCTTGCACTTTTTGCAGGGGGCGGCCGTGGGCTTGGTGTTGTCGGAGGGTGGTCTCTTGTCGCACACCTCCGTCGTGTGGCGGGCCGCCTCGAGCTTCATGGTCTTTTCCCGCGAGCGCACGCAGCTGTCAGCCATCTTCTCAGGGAAGGGGTGCCCGGTTGCCACCGAGTTGCGGTAGACCGACTGCCAGAGCTCGCTCGTACGGTCGACCGGCTTGAGCTCCCCCTTTGGGACCGGTACTGCCTGCTTGCAGACAGGGGCCCGCGCGGCCGGCTCCGCCTTCTGGATAGCGTGCACGTTGCGTTTGTACTCAGCCATGCCCTTCTTGATATCCTTGAACATGGTGGCTGTTTGTGTTTTGACTTCGTCAGCGCTCGTGGGTCACTGCAGGGAACATCGCTCTTTTTCTCTCAGCCTACAGTAGATGGACCCAACTCAGTGGGGTCCTTACTATTGGGCGGTTTTGCACATAGCAGCCCTTTCAAACTCACCCGGATTCCCGGCGCTGGTGCAGCTCTTCCCGGCGCTGATACCATGCCCCACCTGCTCTGAAGATTTTAGAAAAATTATAAAAGAATATCCGCCTACGGGGGACTACTTCACGTGGTCTGTCGACGTGCACAACATGGTCAATAAAAAGTTGGGCAAACCGCAGGTGAGCTATGAGGACGCGCGCAGACAATGGACGACGCCTACTATAAAGCCAAAGGTTTCTTGGGTTACACTCGCTGTAGCGCTCGCGGCTGTTCTATTCATTCTTCTCCTTGTACGCCGGTGAACATATCCTGGTGGACCTCTGTGTCGCGCCACACGACTACACCCGTGCCCGGGACTGTCATAAACTGTATCCGGTTTGTGCGCTGGTATAAGAAGCCCGGGAAGGCGCCGAGCGTCCACATAAGCTGGTGGACCTTCTCACCACCCTGCGTCGTCAGGTTCAACCAGATGCCATCGCCATAGCTCGTAATCTTGTCGCGGTGCAGCTGCAGGGTAGGCAACTCCAGAAGACGGCGGGGCTGCATACCCAAGTCTCGGCGGGTCGCACTATCCAGATGGGAGCAGATGCGCTCGACCAGCGCATCGGGAAGGCTTTTCCAGCACTCCTCCATTTGTGTTTTGACTTTGCTAGCGCTCGTGGCCCCACTGGAGGGAACATCACTCGTTGTCTTCATCAATCATATCCATTGCACATGCGTGTTCACCGTCATCGAGTGCATCTCCGATGAATCCACGGGTTGTGCACCAGATAGACTCACCTATACTGGGAAGGTCGCGCGCATACTTGACCACCTTGCGTATCGCCTTCTTGCTCTTGGCTATTTCGATAGCCTTGACCATGCAGGTGGATTTTCCGAGAAAGACAGACTTGCCGTTGTCGTACTCAAACACACGGAAGTGAGTGCGGACCATAGCTGTTTGTGTTTTGACTTTGCTAGCGCTCGTGGCCCCACTGGAGGGAACATCACTCATCATCCGACGAGTCATCGTAGGTGCGGGTGTAGCACTGGGCATAGTACGTGGCATTGAGGTCTGCCATGTGCTCAGCGTACGCCTCGGATTGGCGGTCGTCGACAAAGGCGCGCCAGGCATTCTGGATCACCAACACAGCCTGCTCAGGAGTCATTGTGTTTGTCGGTTGATTTCAACCTCGTTCCATCGCCACTGCTGGGAACATCACTTCTTATTCTCCAAGAGCTGAGAGAGCAACTTCATAAGTTCTTCGGCTCTCTTGTTACCCCCGTGTTTGTTAGGGTGAACCTTAATCGCCAGCCGTCTGTTCAGGGGTTGGCCGTGCAAATTCATTTTTAGCCAGTCACGTGCGTAATTATTTAAAGTACGACGGGTCCGTGGCGCACGTGCAAAATTGTCAAGTGTTGGAGTCGTTCTGCGTGGCGGCGAAGGAGTCGTTCTGCGTGGCGGCGAAGGAGTCTTTGTACGTGCCTTGGGCCTTACTGGAGGTGGTGGGTGACGCCTGACATGCGTCCAATTTGCAAAAGACGTGGCGTTAAAAGGCATATTATTATATATAAATATAAAATATATTGTAAAAGTAAATGACAAACAGTGCGGGGTCGCGAGTGTCAAAGAGAAAAACATCCCCTTCTTCCCCCGTGCGCCGTAGCAAGAAACGAGCATCGCCCGCGCGTAAAAGCAGGGCCAGCCCCAACTCGGTCGCTGCTCGTTCTCGTTCCCGTACGCGAACTCCTAATTCTAGATTGAACGCGCCTAACGAGAATTTTTTAGCACCCTCTCGTCGTAGCTCGAGTGTCAGCTCACGTAGATAAAAAAATAAACAAAATATTTTTTAAATGGGCGACTGTAACAGTGAGATTGTGGATATGATTATGGACCGTATGGAGAAGGGTAAGGTGGCGTACGGCCACGGGCTGATACCTGATGATGGACACAACTGGGTACAGGAGGCGCTCGAGGAGGCGCTAGACCTCGCCATCTACCTGTCAACCAAGCTCATCCAAATTAAAATGTTCGAAAAAAGAAATGCTGAATATAGTCGGTCTTGCGTTTCAAGGGATTGTACTGAGCTGGGTGCTCAAGATTGAAAAGGCGTGCGGCTGCACTGACTACTGGCAGCGCGATTACATGAAGTGGTACTCTGTTGCCGCAATCGGTTTGATGATTGCCGCAGCAGCGGGGATGCAGATAAAGAACAAGGCGCTGGCGGGTGCTATTTTGGGCGCGGCTCTGGTTAATATGTACGCTATTTTGACGTTTATTCCCAAGCTAAACAAGACGGGCTGCAGTTGCGCGACTCAGAACGACTGGCGTGACAACTTCATCTACTGGTGGACAGTCTTGAGCACGCTGGTCATACTCTTTTTGGCCACCTCCGCATTGCTCAAGATGTAATTGATGATGCCATTCTGTAGACACCACTTGATAAAATTGAGCTGACCGACAGTCGTCGTAAAGCCCTGAAACTCGATGCGCTCCGTACGACAGAACGGGTCGAACAACTTCTTGCTGTAGCCGTCAAGACTGCTCTTGTAGGCTACATGTACCGTAAACTGCTTACCGGCTGGCGTCTGATACGTCACCTGCTTATTCTTGGCATAGTTGGTCACAAACCACTCCAAGTTACGCAGAGAGATGCCATTCCTGTGTGCAAGGATGTCAGCGAGCTGCTCGCTGTGATTTGGTTCGCTGAAGAATCGCCCTAGCGACTCGAGGAGTACGTCCGACTTGCTCATTGACATTATTACACGCTTAATGTTTATCTCACTTTAAATTTTTGAGTTTTGACGCGCCTTCTGTTCAGATGTCCATGCGATTCGCCTTTGTCTTTTCGCAAGCCGGACAGCCCGCCAGGAACAGAGGCGGCAGCGTGTGCGTGTGCCGAACCTCCACCTCTGGAGCGGCTGGCGGTGGCCGTGGTATCGGCTTTTGGTCCTTGTGTATGTTGCAGTACCCACCGAAGCGAGCGAACCGCGTGCAGCGCTGACCAGTCCCCTTGAGACCTAGGCACCGGTCAGATGTAAACTCGAGCTCAGAGATGTCCTTCATGAGGCGCTCGAGCATAATATCATATCTGTCAGCAATGTGCTTGAGGACCTGACCGAGCCGCTCATTGACGATTCGGTCCACCTCCTCATTGATGACAGCAATGACACGCTGCTCCATTCTACTTGAAAATATATTTGTTTAAAATTTTAAGTGAACCGACCATACCTCTAACAATTGCCGCACAGATGTGACGGTACATCACCTGATAATAGTACCGCCTTTTTTTTCATTTCTAGGATACTTAACATGAAGAGATTCGTATATATGTTTTATAGTATTCTTCATTTTATTAGACTGTTCCTTAGAAGGTGGTCTATTTCTTCTTCTGTGACTAGGACTGCTGGCTGACAAGAGTACCTCTTGAAGTGCGCCATAGCGATATCTCCCCTCAACAACAATCAGGCGCAGAAGACGATTAAGTTTATTCTGGTTTATATTACGATGTTGATAAGCAGCATTCACATTAAACCCCATACTCAATAATTTAATAAATTTATTGTGTTGATTTGGGGTCAGTGAGCCAATTGTAGGTGTTCGCGTCCTTCTGGGAGTACTACTCATCTCTACTCTTTCTTCTGAAAAAAATCCGCCATCGTGTACTTTTTATACTTTTTTTGTGGCTGCTCGCTAAACACATCCACCTCACGACCGACCAGTGGCTCGAGCAGGTCAGCAACTGGTTTACGCAACTGATTCGTAAAATAGTACTGGTAATCCACCTTGAGACCCTTCTGCTCGACCCACGTGGGGTCCTCCGCCTTGTCCGCCATCAGGTCTCCCTTCATCCCCTGTACAATCAGGAACGAGACGCGGTCTCCCTGCTGCGGCTCTGACCCTGGCGCGCGCTTCCGAATCTTGTCCCGGACGCACACGTGCGCCATCTTCACCTTGTAGTTGGAGCCGAGCTGCTTACTCATCATCAGCTTTTCGTTCGGCACCTTGCCCTCCCGCAAGTCCCTGCCAGCCTGACGGGCAAACTCGATGGGTGGTCGCGGGTCGTCCGAGTTCAAAATCATATCCAATAGATGTTTTAGAGTGTCTCGGACGTACGGACAGCTGTCGCGCCGGACCACCTGCAAACCCTTGACATCAATCTTCTTGAACACGACCGCATCACCCTTCTTCTCGTACATCTTGGCCGCGTAACGCTTCTTGCTGTACAGAAAGTACGGACAATACACCTTCTCCAATTCCAACTCATTCGGCGCCTTGAACAGCTTCGTGCACTGCTCGGCCGCCTGCTCCCCAATCTCCCACGAGTAGTCGATAGCATCCTGGCCCGTCCGGCCCTGCACATCAAACTCGACCATCACAGAATCTGTAAAAAAAAGTTAGTAATCTTTCAAAAAAACAAAAATTTAAGTTAACTTACCTGTATCACCATATCGAACTTTTGCACCCGGAAAGTTTGCCTCGACATAATTCTTCGTCTCCTCAATCATCTGGCGGCCGCGCATGGTGGTTGTGCTCGCAATAGCCTCCTGTGGCAGCATCCCCTTCTGTGCGCCCGTAAACCCGTAGATTGAATTCATAGAAATCTTGTACGCGAGCTGCTTGCCGTTGTAGATGGCCTCCATCGGCGTCCCCTCTGCCGCCGCCATGTCCTTCTTCGCCTTTTTGCGAAACTTCTTGAGGTCGCTCAGGATGACAGGGAGGAGCGAAGGCACGTTTTGAGCAAACTTGTACGGCCCAATCTGCTCGTACTCAACACCGGGCAGATTATCAAACTTGGGATTTAGGACCAGTGTCGAGTAGCACAGGTTGTGTGCGCACATAATGCTCGGGTACAGAGACGCAAAGTCGAGCGCTGTGATGGGCGCGTAATAGGCCCCGGTACGTGCCTCGAGGACAGTCGCACCCTGATACTTGCTGTCGTCACCGGGTGGCGGTTTGATGGTCGGAATCATAAATTTGAGTTCGCGAGCCTTGTACGCCATCTGCGAAAACACCTTGATTTGCTGACCTCGCTCTGACAGGTAGCTCAGCGGCACCCAGCATGCCTTGGCCATCTCAATCTGGTTTTGCAGCTGACACAGTTTCTCCATCAGGGCGTGCGGCAGCTCAGTATCCTTGATACAGTACTCGGCGACCAGCGCGAGCCGCTCGGGGTCACGAGCTCTGAACGCCGCAAACATCTCTTTGACAGGCATGTCAATCTTCTGGTCATTCAGAAAGTGCTTCGAGACGTTGTTGAGGCTGTAGCTCTCGAGCTTGTGCTCGCGCTTCACATCCTGGAAGAGGTCGAACACGTACCGGCCTTTCATGGGCACCATCTTGAGCAGATTGTCACCGAGCGCGCTGCTCGACAGATTCTTAGTCACGAGGTTTACAGGCTCGTCCTCGACACGTCCCCATACCAGCGCATCCGGAGGGACTCCCGCTTTCATAGCGCGAGTGAGTAAATACTCGAGGTCGAACCCGAAGATGTTCCAGCCGGTGATGATGTCGGGGTCGAGCCTGACCAGGTGCTTCTGGAACGCAATCAGTAACGCCTTTTCGGTCGGGTAATCGCACGGATACTTGAGGCACGTCTTGTCAGTGTACTCGAGCGAGCCGAACGCCTTGGTCGTCATGGCAATCTGAAACACACAGTCCGGGGCGTTGTTTGCGTCCGGGAAGTTGCCCGACTCTGAGTAGCACTCGATATCGAGCGACATGACCCGGAAAGGCGCCACGTCATCGCGGGCGACCGGTCGGAGCTGTTTCCAGTCAGGGCACTTGAGGTTGATGTCGCACCGGGTCGAGTAGTCTGGCTCACACCTGCCAGTGTCCAGCCAGCCCGTGCTCGCGATGTGGGTCAGGTGCATGAAGCGCAGAACAGGGTCTATGTTCGCCTCGTACACTTTGAGCCTGCCGAACCCGTCCACTTCATTGCGCTCGAGATAGTAGTACATAGAGCGCATCGCTCTGTGCGTCCGAAACTCGAGGCGGGCGAAGCGCGACATCTGGTTATTCTGAAAACCCCACAGGTCCTTGGCGCGCACCTCTGTCATGGACTCGACACGTCGTTCGAGCTCGTGGCGCAAGCCTTCGAAGCTGTGACTTGGCCGCAATTTTACATACAAAAAAGGATTCCAATCGGTTGTAAGGCACACGGACTTGCCGTCGGCACACCGGCCAAAAGTTCTGACCTGGTATTGCTCGTCGTCATTGTCCTGTCCATCCCATGCAACCGCTTGGAAAATTGTCATCTACTTTTATTTTGCGTTATTTCTTTAGCTCGACTCCAGCGGGGGTCGAACCCGCAACCTCCAGCTCGCACGTGGAAAGGGACTGTGTCCCTTGACTAGAAGGCTGGTGCACTATCCGATTGTGCTATGGAGCCACGGGAATATTTTCCCAATTAATATTAAATGCCATTTGTTCCTCCGAAACTAAATAACAAGGGTACAAACGAGATTATTGCCACGACCGCGCTCAGAAACATGAGTCAGCCTGTTACGTTTACACCTGCGAAAAAAATGGCGATACAGTTTGGACAAATCATGAAGAACATGCAAAAGCTAAAAGGCAATCCTCACTGATACAACTTTAGAATTTGCCGAATAACTTTGTTGCGCTGAATATCACCCTGACCAAACTGGACCACGTTGATGAGCTCGTCGTCAGGGGTGACTCGCGAGATGAGGTCCCAGAGGCCATTCTGTTCAAAGCCGCGGTCGTGCTGGTCAACGTCACCAGTCACAACCATCTTGGACCCCTGTCCGATGCGTGTCAGCACCATGCGCATCTGATTGGGCGTCGAGTTCTGCATCTCGTCAGCCATAATCCACGCGTGGTCGAACGTACGGCCGCGCATGTACGCCAAAGGGCAAATCTCAATCACGCGGTCGTACAACATCTCGTCAATCTTTTTTTGTGAATAGTAGTTGCTCATGATGTCAACCATCGGCCGAACCCACGGGTCCATCTTGTTCTCGAGCGTACCGGGCAGAAAACCGTGCTGCTCGTCGACACTCACTGCCGGCCGAGTCATCACGATACGCTTCACGGCACCCTCCCGAAGCTTCTGCGCTCCCACGTGACACGCAAAGAGAGTCTTACCTGTGCCAGCCGGACCTGTGCCGATGACAACGGGCACCCGGGGGTTGTCCAGACACATCACATATGCGCGCTGAGTTAGCGTACGTGGAACAAACATCCTAATTTATTTTGTAGTCTTTCTTTTAAATGCCAACACCGACCAACGCTGGTTCCCGGACGAGTTCACCCCCCAAAAAGGTTAAATCAGTCGTACCGTATTCAGCAATGATAAACCATAATCTACGAAATGCTGCAAAAATACTGACCAACTTAAGTAGACTTAAGCAGAAGTGAACGGCTGGACGATGAGTTGGGCGATGCGGTAGCCAGGACGGATGACGTAAGGGTTGCGAGTGTCGTGGTTGAAGAGCACCACCTTGAGCTCATCCTTGTAGTCAGGGTCGACGACAGCCGCGCCCACTGTGATGCCGTGCTTCACGGCCAGTCCAGCACGAGACTCAATGCGACCATAGGTTCCGGGTGGGAGCTCCACTGAGACTCCTGTAGAGACAACCACCCTGTGGCCAGGTAGAACGATGTAACCATCGGCAGAAAAGAGGTCGTATCCACAGCCCGCGCGCTCGGGCACAATCGCGTTGTCAACGAGCTTATTGACATTGAGGGCCATTATAAATTTATTTTGTCTGAATACTTTAACTATGAATAGACGTCCAAATCCACATGGTACATATTTCCCAACTGAAATACGCCGCCGGCGAATCACAAATATGAATAATTTTTTTAATTTATTCAATCAACTGCCGGTGCCAGTAACCGGAGGACGTATTAATCACAATTTTCTTGCAAATTCATTTTTTAGATTTGTTAAACCGCGTAGACGTTCTATTCTTGGACCTAATACTCAACATAGATTAGAAAATAGAAGAATAGAAAATAAGCTAATAACTAAATTTACAGAGATAGGAGCTAGTCCAAATTTTTTAGCACGTTTAAGAACTAGATTTAGAAATGCTACCCGCACTCCTCCACCATCACCCCCACGCGCACCCCCACGACCCAGAAATAACAATAACAATAACAATAAACCTCCGGCAAAGACTAGTCGTGGTTCTAAATTACAGGGAAGCGCAAGTGCTAAATCTAATGGGCGTAAATCCAATCAGCGTCGTAGTAAATCTGCTTAAAAATAATAAATCTTTCTTTTGTTGAACTGGATACCGTTGAATGCGGTCGTGGCTGCTAGGGTATAAGCACCCATCCGTGGCCATATAATCCAGTCACCAACATCCATGTCGGGCAGCTGGATACTGGTCGAGATGGTATCCATACCGTCACAGGTACACCCAAAAAGAATTTTATTTTTTTTAATTTTGTCAGAGACGACAAGAGGTTCTGGTTTGGCATGGTCGAACAAAATACAGTTGAACGCACCATACAGAGATTCGTCTATGGTCAGCGACTCACCCTTGACACCAATGACCGGTGTCACGAGTGTGCCTATTCTCTCGGCGATGTACCGACCCGGCTCGGCAATGACAGTCACCCCCGGGAATAATTCAAAAACTTTTTTATTAATTGTTTCTGAAAAATTTGTAATATCAGAAGTGAA